AGCCCTCGGCACCCAACGCTTGCAAGGTAGCGGCGGTACAGTCGCAGGCCCGCACGGTGAAGACGGCGGCTTTGGGTAGCGACTGGGATTGTGCGGACATCGGCTCCTCCTTTCCGCGCTATACTCGCCACATGCATTGGTCCGACATCACCGCCGCGCTCCAGAAACTCACCGACCACTGGCCGGATGAGGGTGATATCTGGCATCGCGGGCTGTTGCATTTACCCGTGCCGACCATGGCAGATCAAGTGATCGTGGGCGGGGAATGGCTGCTGGCCGTCCTCCTGCCCCTCGCCATCCTGGCACTGGTCACGCTCTTGGAGCGGCGCTGATGGCCTGGTGGCGCGCTCTGCCCTTCGTCCTGCTCGCCCTACCGGCACTGCTGCTGGCCGGTGTGCTCTTCCTCTGTCTACTCCTGGCGCTCTGGTCCTAAGTTTTGTCTGCCGCGCTGGGGTCGCAGCGTACCTCGGCGGATTCGACGTAGCGGCTGAAACAGACGTAATCGCCCGCCGTCCCACCAACCCACGCCGGCGCGCCGCCGGAGGCCGTCACCGGGCCGCTCAGTTGGACGGTGATATGATCGTCCGACACCCAGGCCACCACCGCTTCCGCCTGGTAGGTGTACGGTTCGTGGGTCCAGTAGGCGGTGACGCGCGTGCCCGGTTGCAGCATCTATGCCCCTAACGCCGAGATGGAAAAGTTCGTCATCGTCTGGGGGTTCCCGTCCTTGTTCATGAAGATGAAGGTCACGCTGCTGGTGCTGATGGCGGTGGGCTGCCATTGCGCGTTCGGCACGATCGCCCCGCCGTTCATCGCGCTCGCCGAGACGGCGGGATTGCCGGCGAAGGCGCGGGCGAAGGTGAGCGTGAAACTGACCGTCGCGTTGCTGCCAAGGCTGGTGCTGCCCTGGGCCGGATAGACTTCGGCATGCGTGACCGCCGAGGTGCCCTCCACCACCGGATGACTGTTGCTTTGTACCGCGCCGGTGAAGGTGCCACTGGTGCCGCTGACCGCGCCGCTGAACGTCCCCGTCGTGCCCGAGACGGCACCACTACTGGCGAGACTCGCGGCGGTGATCGCCCCACAGTTAGGGAGCGCGTAGCCCTGGAGGTTCAGTCCGGCAGTGCTGAGTGCCATCAGCGCCACGCCGCTCGCTCCATACCACTTGTGGTTGCTACCGGCCGACACATACCAGAGCGTGGCCGCGTCAATGCCGAACCCATAGGCGGCCTGGTCGTTCGCCGGGCTGTCGTAGAGCGACAGGCGCAGGCCGCCGCCGAAACCGCTGCCGGAGGGCGCCGCTGTCGTCGTCTGCGGGAAGAGCAACGCCGCGCCGGCACTGAGCACCCGCGCCAAGCTCACCGCCTGGTCCGTCATGGCCCCCGTGAGGAGGTCGTGGTACTGATTGACGTCCGTCGTGACCTCGGTCGCCCCGGCGACGATGCTATAGAGCGCCATGACTTACCCCACCTGCAAGCTGAATTCGAGCGTGGCCGTGATGAGATTCGTCTTGGTCTCGCTGACCGCGACGTGGCTGAGCAGACTGCCGTTATTCACGGTGGCGGTCGCCCCCAGGAACAGACCGGCTTCGGTCCACGTACCGTTGCCCTGGCTGGTGTTGTAGAAGAAGTCCATCGTCACGACGTTGAACATGCGCCCATTACTCCCCAGCACCACGCGCGCCAACTCGGTCCCCAGTTGGGTGTCGCCGCTGGCCGGGGCGGTGACGTTCGTCCCGACCGCCCCGTAGATGTTGGTCAACGTCTGGGCCGGCGTCTCGATGTTCAGCCAGGCGGCCAGGTAGTTCTTGCCGTTGACGCAGATGACGTTCCGGTAGGTCCGGTCGGACAGCAGGCGGCCGGATGCCGCCGCGCGCATCGTGATCCGCCAGGTGCCGGTGAGGCGCAGCGCGTCCATCACGACCACTCGCTCCGATTCCACTTGCTGGCCCCCGTCGAGTCGTTCCAGACGTAGGTGCTGTTGTGCGGCGTGAAGGGCAGCGTCAGGGTGTCGGCGAGCGCGACGACGTCGCTGCCCACCGGCGGGGCGCCGACGTAATCGCTCAGTTGCTCTGCCGGGTTGTCGGGCGTGCTGTCCGCCGTGCTCTGCACCAGCAGTTTCAAGAGGTCGGCGGTATCGACGGGGCGGAGGGGGGTCGCCATCAGACGAACTGGGCCAGCGTCAGGCTGTGCTGGTAATAGCCGCCCGGCATCCCGCCGATGCGGCAGTCCGTACAGATCATCGGCAAGTTCAGTCCAATCTGCGTATTGATGAGCGTAACGAGTTGCCCCGCCCCCAGCGCGCCGACGTAGGTCATCTGCACGTCCACCCCCGCCGTCGCTAGCGGGTGGGCGTACTGGCTGAGCAGGCTCCCGGCGCGTTGAGCCGCCGCTTGCTGCGTCTTGACGTTGGTGTCGACCACGTATTCTTCCCAGGTGCCGAAACTGAAGACGCTGCCGGCGTCCTTGCGCCGCACCAGCACCGGGATGTCATAGACGTAGGTGGCGGCGATGCTGGCCCCATTCGCCGGCGGCGTGGCGAGGCGCAGGGTGGCCGTCTGCGTCGTCTGGTCAAGCGACACGAGCGCGGCGTTCGCCCCGAAGCCGCCGCCGGTGTCGAGGGCAACGGCCACGGCCACACCGGCAATCTTCACCGTCGGCAGTACGCCGCCGGCCTGCGTGCTGGTGTCCGGCGGGTAGTCGAACAGATAACTGGATTGCTGCCCATTGCCGACCCAGGTCTGCGTGTAGGGGTTGGAGACGTAGGTGCCACCCCGGAAGGTGATCTGGTTGGCGAACTGTGAGGCGTCCCGCTGGTAGTAGAACGAGCTACGCAGGTAGTTGGCCTGGCCGCTGGCCGGCAGGGCATCGGTGAGCAGCACATCCGCCAGCGGGACATGGTTCTCGTCGAAGAAATGCAGGTCACGGTTGCCGTCCACGTCCCACATCAGGAAGGCGGTCGTGGTGCTGTTCTTGACCAGCTTATCGAAGGCATCGGAGAGACGCAGATGGTTGCAGTTGAAGTAGGCCAGTTGTGGCAGGTTCGCCTGCACGTGGGCGGTGGTGATCGTCACACCGGGCGGGAAACTCGCCAGCAGGTCCTTGACGATGGCATCCACCGTCATCGCCTGGTACTTCTTGTAGCCGAGGGTCTTCTGTAGGAAATAGGTGTAGTCCTGGCAACCGAGGGTCCAGAGGTTGATCGGCGGCCCGTCGCTGACCAGTTGCTTGAGTGTCGTCACCACGCCGCCGAACTTCAAGTTGCCGCTCGCGTCGGTGATCGTCACCGCTGCCAGTGGGGCGAAGGTCATGCTGCGGCTGGCATCCACGATGGTGAAGGTGGCCGTGTCGCCACGCCGGGTGAGGACCTGCGTGATGCTGAAGTCGCTCACCCGCACCTTGCCGGAGACATCCGTCCCGCCCACGATGATCGTGAGCGCGTGCGCTCCGCCGTAGAGCAGCAGGCTGTCGTAGGCACTCGTGGAGTCGTAGGGGGCCGCCACCTAGCGTCCGCCCAGTCCGGCCAGGCTGTAGGCCGCACCGGTCTGCTGCACCAGGTGCCGCCCGATGACCGTCGCCAGCCGGGAGGCATCCTGGTCGTTGAGGATAGTGTTGCCGGTGACGGTGATGTAGATGTTGCCGCTCCCACCGCCGGATGCCGGACGGAGGGGACTGGTGGGAGCCTGCCCGTTCGGGAAGACCTCGCTGCCGCGCGGCAGGTTCACCAGTTCCGGCCCGTTCTCCCCGACGACGGCGAGGCCACCCGGCGCGTAGTTCGTGCCGCCGGCGAAGTGGGGGACGGCGCCGGCGGCATTGTGGGCAACACTGCCAACGGCGCTGGCGGCACCGCCCACAATATTGGCGATATTACTTGCCGCCGCCCGCAGACCGTCGATCGCCGCCATCGCCGCCTGAATCTTGCTGTTGATCCCATCGATGATGCCACTAATCGTGGCGCCGAGGGCGCTAAAGAAGCCGCCAATAGCGGTGGTAACCGTCTGTGCTGTCGTACCTAGGACCGAAAAGGCTGCCCCAACGGCGCGCATTGCACCATCCACGATGTCCCGAAAGGTCTCACTGTTTTTGTAGGCGTAGACCAGCCCGGCGACCAGACCGGCCAGCAGCACGATCACGATACCGATCGGGTTGGCGGTCAGCGCCGCGTTCAGCAGCCATTGCGCCGCCGCGTAGGCTTCCGTCGCCACCTGTGTCACCATGAGATAGCCGCGCAGGGCAAGGTCGGCGATGCCCTGGGCGATCATCCCCGCCGTCAGCAGCCCCACCGCCGTCGCCACCGCCGCCAGCACGCCGAGCAGGACCGACATCTCGGCGGTATGGTCGCGGATATAGCCGCTCACAGCCTGCACCATGGCGCCGAAGTCCGCCAGGTTCTGCTGCACCACCCCTACCGCCGCTGCCAGGTCCGTCTGGAGGTATCCCGCCAGTTGTTCCACCGCCGGCACAATTTGCGTCTGAATCGTCGTCGCCGCCTCCTGCACCATCGGGATGACGTTCGCCTGGAGGTAGGCGGCGAACTGCTGGATTGCGGGTGCGAGTTGGTCCTGCACGTAGCCGGCGAGTTGCTGGATCGCGGGGATGAGCATGCTCTGGGCGAAGCCGGCGAACGCCTGGATGCCGGGGATCAGCGTGCCGCCGAGGTAGTCGGCAAAGGCCCCTAGCGCCGGTAGCACTTGCGTCTGGACGGTGTTCGCCATCCTTTGAATGAACGGCACCACCTGCGTCTGGACAATCTCCGGCAGGCGCTGCAACGTCGGCATGAGCCGGTCCACCATCCCGCTCGCCCACACGGCCAGCATCGGCACGACCTTCGTATTGATCATCTCGGCCAGCGCCGTGAGCTGGGGCAGGAACTTCGTGCCCACCGCAATCGCCGCCGCCTCCAGACCGTTCTTGATCGTGCCCATGGCGAAGGCCAGGGTGTCCTGGGTCCGAGCGTAGCTCTCTGCCGTGATCCCCGCACCCTGCGTGCTCGTGTCGATTTTGTGCAGGATATCCAGGTAGTCGCCGGCGCCGCGCCCGGTCAGGATGAACTCGGCGTAGAGGCCCCGGATGTTCGGGTCGAGTTTCTGGAGCGCCTGGAGGTTGCCGTGCGACGCCTCGGCCATGGCGTTCATCTGGTCGGTGGTGAGTTGCGCCCCACCCATGAGCTGGTTGAATGCCTGCACGTTGCCGCCGGTGGCGCGGGCGATGTCGTCCAGCACACCGGTGAGGCCCTTGCTCGCCAACCCGGCCTGGCTGAAGTCGCTCGTCAGGTCCACCCCGGTGGTCGTCGCCAGCTTCTTGATCTCCGCCGTCGCCCCGGCGGTCGGCGCCGCCAACTTCTCCATGAAGTTCTTGAGTTGCGTCCCCGCCTCGGCGGCGTCGAACCCGTGCCGGGTGATCGCGGCCATCGCCGCCGCCGCCTGGTCGAGCGGCACGCCGATGGTCGAGGCGATGGCGGCCACCGGCCCGAAGCTCAGCGTCATCTGCTCCAGCGTCATGTTGCCCTGCGCCGCCGCCGTGTGCAGGATGTCCATCGTCTGCGCGGCCTGGTTTCCCTTGAGCGCGAACTCATGCATGACGTTGGCGAGCACGTTGGCGACGTCGGCCGTGTTGCCGCCCGTGCTCACGGCGGATTCCATCGCCGCCTGGAGGATATTGGTCGCGTCGGCGCCTTGGAAGCCCATGTTGGCGATGTGCATATAGCCGTCGGCGAGCTGCTGGAGCGGTGCGGCCCGTCCAGCCGCCCAGCGCCGCCGGCGCGGCATGATCAATATGCTCGCGCTGCTCATCGGCGGGGTGGCCTTCGTCCTCCTCGGCCTGACCGGCATCTGGTGGTTCATCGCCCTCGGTCTCGCCCTCGGCGTATTCGCCGTCGCCGGCCTCCTGAAGCTACGCGCCGGCTGGGGAGTCCAGATCGGCTAGCCCGTGCTGTTGGCCGCCTGCACCTGCGCTTGCATATTGCGGTACAGCAGCCAGTAGTCGAGCACCGGGCGCGGCATCGCCTGCACGTCCTGCCAGCTCCAGCCGTACTCGGTGCAGAGCAGATATTCGCTCAGGTAGGGCAGACCCTCGCCGCTCCCGGCGCCTTTGAAAAAGACGGCGGCGAGGGCCATCAGTTTTTTGCGATCGCCGGTTCCGCGACGGGGTTGGTGACGCCCCGCACCACGGCAAGCAACTTCGTGCTGTCGCCGTCGGTCAGGCCCTGGATCGCCTCGACGCCGATCGGCAAGAGCACGCCGGCATCGTCGTCCAGGTTCCAGCGCTTGATGGCGAACAGCAACACCTGATCGGTGTACTCCCGCTGGTGAAACCGGGCACGGATGCTCGTTACGTCGCCCGGCGCCCCCTCCAGGTCGCCGCCCAGGAGCGTGCGCTTGGTCTCGTCGTCCTCGGCCTTGGTCAACGGTGCCACTTCGGCCCAATAGCCGTCGCCCAGGTCCACTTTGGTCACGCCGAACCGCTTGCTCTTGTAGCTCACGCTGCTCTCTTTCTGCTGCTGCGACTTACGCCAGCGGGGCGTACTTGGTCGTGACCACGGTCGCCTGGATCGAGTAGCCCGCCGTGCTGTTGAAGATCGCCTGGAAGGTCGCGTCGAACATCACCAGTTCGCCGATCTTGATCGGCATGCTGGCCTTCTGGATCACGATCTGGGGCAGGCTGACACTTACGCTCATCGCGCCTTGCGTCATCAGGAAGGTCAGCGCCCCCTGGGTGCCGGCCTTGGCGTTGTTGAAGTAGGTGATGTTCTGGAGGATGTTTGTCCACTTGCCGGTGACGACCCGTTCTGCCGGTGCGACCACGCCGGGCAGGTTGCCGCCGTTGTAGGTCCAATACTCCTTGACGCCCTGGGCCAGGTCCACCTCGAAGGCGGTGAGGCTGGTGTCCGGCGCGCCGAAGAGCGTACTGGTGTAGTTTGCCAGCGCCAGCGGCGTGCTGCTCACGTAGGTTGCCGTCGTCGGCGAGATGGCGGCATAGGCCATGCCCATCACGTCGTAGTCCACCGACGCCGTACCCTTGGTGTCCGTCTTCAGCGCCATCTTGTCGATCGCGCAGCCGGCGAACTGCTGGCTGGTCAGGCCGCCCAGGTTCTTCTCCAGGGTCAGCGTCTTGTAGGCGTTGGCGTTCGGCTGATCCGGCTGCAGCACGTGGGTGAAGGTCGTCACGGTCGAGGCGATGCGGTAGGCCAGTCCGGCGGTGGTGTAGGCGTTGTAGGTCGCGTGGTCGGTCCAGGTGATGGCGTAGGGGCCGGCGCCGCTGACCGCCGTGACCTTGTGGATCTCGCTGAGGTTCGCCACGCCGGCGGCGCCCGTCGCCTGGCGGAACTCGATGTAGTCGCCCACGGCGATCGGCGTGCCGGTCTGGGCCACCAGGGAGACGGTGAGCAGCCCTGCGGCCATGGCCGGGATCGCCACGCCCCCGGTGCTGCCGCCGCCCGTCTGGTAGACATCCGTGCCGATGGCGGCGGTGAACGCCTCCAGGCCGTGGTCCGGGTAGAAGGGCGTGCTGAACTTGCCGGCGATCTTCTGTTCGCCGGGGACGGCGTTGTAGGCCACGTCGCGCTGGCCGCGCAGCAGCTTCTCGATGATCGGTGCCGGGTCGTACTCCAGCGACTCGCTGAGCAGGTCGAGGTAGCTGGTGCTCGGCACCGGCGTGCCCTGGACGGCCTCGACCCCCAGGCCGATGAAACCGTCAACGCTCTGGTAGGTGTTCAGGGCGACCATTAGTCACGTCCTTCCGGCGCAGGCTGCGCCTTGCCCTTGGCGGGCTTCGCACTCGCCGTTTCTTGTACCGAGTCGGTCTCCACCAGGCCGAAATGGACGTTGCGCAGCAGCCGTTCGGCAGTAGCGGCGTTGACCTCCCGCGCCTCGCCGGGGGAGAACGCCGGCAGACCGGACACATGCGCCGGGGCGGCGCCGAAGTAGACAATCTTGGGCACGGTGGTCCTCCTCTACCCTTGGACAAGCTCGGTGAGGCTGTACAGCTTCAAGGCCCCGAACACGACCGCCCCGAGCTGGCTATCGGCCTGTTCGGGCGGGACCACCTCGGTCTCGATGGTCTCCCCGGCAAAGAGCAGCCGGCTCGGCAAGCCGCTGTCCGGGTCCGTCAGGTCTGCCGGGAGGGGGGCCGCGCGCATGAAGCCGTCCAACTGTTCCAGCACGGCGTCGAAGATGCGGCCGCCGGCCTGCTCATCGTCGGTAATCCAGTTGAGCGTCACCGTGACCTCGTGCTCGATCTTCTTGTTGCCGGCCAGGCGCGGCATCGTGTAGCGCGCTTCCTTGCTGCGCAAGATGCGGATCACGATCAACGCCTGGGTGACGACTTCCTCAACCTTGGGGTCTTCGTAGCAGACCGTGCAGTTACCGGGCACGTTCAGGCTTTGGAATTGCGCGGCGACATAGCTCTTGACCGCCAAACGCGTCATGCTGCCGCCTCGGTGACGAGACGCACCAGCCGCCGGCCATTCTCCAGGAGCAGCGTCCGCAACGCCGGCTCGGCTTTGTCGACCGCGCGCCGCACGAAGGGGTTCGGCTTCGTGCCGGGGTGCTTGACCTTCGTCGCGAACAGGCCGGGGTCGCCGCCCCAATGCAAGACGCGCCGGTTACGCGGCACGATGATGTGGGGCCGGGTGCCGTCATTCTGCATCTTCATGTAGCCCCGGGCGTAGTAGCCGCGTCCCTCCAGCCCGGATGCGCGGCTGACGATCGAATCCCGTCCGGCGCCCGTCTTCACCGGCGCCTCGGCCCGCAGGGCGGCCAGGAGGATCGTGTTGCCGGCGGCGATGAGCGTGGCCGTGCTGATCGTGGCGACCGCCGCCGTCCGCAAGCCGACGGCGGCACGCTGCAGGCTGCGGAACTCGATGGAGAGACTGAGGGCGCCGGCCATCACAAGATCCTGCGATAGCGATCGAGCATCAAGCAGGCATCGTTCGGCATCTTCTCCGCCGTCCCCAGGTCGGCCGGGTTGGGGCCGCTGACGCGACCGGCCCGCCCCATCACCAGCGCCGAAGCGCCGCGCGTCTCCACGATGCTCTTGACGACCAGCAGCGTCGCCTGTCGCACGTCCTCCGGCAGGGCCGAGACGGCGATGTCGTAGGGCTGCGCCTGGCCGACGACCGGCCGAAGCACCGGGCTGTGGGCGAACTGCGTCGCCGCCTGCAGGGTCACGCTCGCCGCACCCTGCACCGGTACCCAGCTGGCGGCAACCGACACGACCTCGGTATTGCCCTGGTCGTAGACGGTCAACTTGCTCCCCGCCACCATCCCGGTCGCGTCCGCCACCGGCAGGGTCGTCACGCCGGCGGCGATCGCGGACGTGAGCAGCGTGTTCGGCCAGCCGTTCAGGTAGCTGTACTGGACACGCATGGGCGGCGTGCCGCGCCGGAGGAAGGCGCCGGGGTAGGTG